TAGGATCGCCATCATTTCTAAAACCTTTTCCTTGCGGTCCTGATGTGTCAGCTCTGCCAATGACTGTTCCTTGTATTGCAAAAGCAACCGCAGGTGCCTGTCGGGTGTCTAAGGTATAAGCAGGATCGCCTTCGTTGCCGATGTCCGTGCCGTTCTGATGCTTTTCAATCTCGCGTGCATCATCAATCGGATAAGCCACCATGGGCATGTTGTTTACACCTGTTCCCATGCGAGCTTGCAAAGTGTTGATTTTGTCATCTTGAATGCGTATATCTGCAACGCGGTTGCCATAGAAAACAGTTGGTTGTTCAAAGATTAGATCGGTTGCGTCCTTAAAGTCGCGTGCCTTCAAAGACGATGCGGTGTTGTCCAATGTATAGTCACCGAATCCACGCATTCGGGCAACGGATGAATCATTTGCTAATTCAACAACAATTTTGTTTTCCATCACTTGTTGTTGCTGTGGGAATTTGTAATCACTTGCCTGCAAAGGTCCTACAATGTCGCTTCCAATGATGCCACCCGTTCGAGCGCCATCTGAAGTTTGCTTGGCAGTGTCTTTCCTCTTTTTGTTGCTCGTCGCAAGATACCCTGCGCGGCTTTCGGTGAGAGCAAGTATTTCTTCAGGTGGTCGCCCTGAGTCTCCAAGACATCCGACAATGAAGACGCGACGCCTTCGTTGGGGAACTCCGAAGTGTTGAGCATCAAGCACCCGCCAGGCGATGCGATACCCCCGTTCGACCAACGCTTCAACGACGACGGCCATGTCTTTTCCGTCATTTGAGGAAAGAAGGCCAGGAACATTTTCGAGGATAAAAGTTTTCGTTCGTGTTTCGTCAAGAAGTCGGCAGATTTCCCAGAAAAGTCCAGAACGCGATCCTGCCAACCCTGCTCGCTTTCCAGCAACGGAAAGGTCTTGACAAGGAAATCCACCTGTGATGATTCCCTCATCGGGATCAAATCCTGCTGCTCGTAATTGTTCACCTGTTACCCCCTGAATGTCTCCATAAATAGTTGAGTTTGGAAAGTGCTTCTGCAAAATCTTTTGAGCGTGTTGATCCCATTCAACACTTGCAACAACTCTGACACCTGATCGCTCTAAAGCTAAATCAAAGCCACCGATTCCAGCAAATAATGAAACAGCAGTTCTCATTCATTTCCCCCCATTCTTTGATGTAGTGAGTGCGCAGGATGGACTTGCACCATCGACATCCCCCGATGCCCCGCTTGGCTGCGCGTTTCTTGGCGCAGGAAGGAAAGTAACCACGCCAAGAATTTTTTAGACGGGCTTTGCGCCTAGTTGTGCAAGGAGCGCGGCGATTTCAGGCGTGAGCCCGCCACCGCCGGCGGCAGGTGTCACAGGCGCCTGTGGCTGCGAAGGTGCAGGAGCCTGTGACATATATGCGTTGGCTCTGGCGATGTCGGCGGGGATTCCTGTTGCATCCATCAGAATCCACGGTGCCGATTTGCCAGGCTTGGCCGTGCCTTGCCCGATGCGAGCCAAGACTTTCTGCCCAATCTTGTTGCGAAGTGCATTTTTCAGCGCAACATTAAAGAACAAAACATTGTCGTGGCGATTGTTGTTCGCATCAAGATTGACGATGTTGACAGCGACGGCATCGGTGACGCCGTGAACCGTTTGAATTTCTGTCTTGTAATCAATCGGTTCGATGATAAGAAGCTGTCCAGCTAGGTCTGCAACCTTGACTGAATCGCTTTGGTTTGTGTCAGGAGCGGTGAAACTCACGCGCTTTCCCCCTTTTCATTGGTGTTCGTTGGTACTTCCAACTCTATGTTGTCGTTGGCAATCGATTCGACTGCGCTTTTGATAAGATCATTGATCGTCATTTCAATCATTGGTGTCACCGTCACAGGCTCTGGATAAATCATTGCTAAAAGGTAGAAAATAAGGACAATAAGAACACATCCGCGATGGAGTTTTGGGAATCAAATTCCAAGTGTCGGGATTTGCTTCCAGATCAACTGCCGTGAGCATTGTGTAAATGTTATCCATTCGAGACATTGCATCGAGTGCAATCTGTTCGTCATAATCGCGAAGATCGATGTGCATGTCACTGAGCTGTCCATTGGTCGGCAGATAGACCAGCGCAACTTGCTTGACAGTTGCACCCATCTGTGCCTTGCCGTAGCCATACAACATGACCTGTGTGATCTGTTGCGGCGTTGCCCCCGTCTTTCGGCGCTCTTGCAATCCCTTCAAGCCTGTTGTTTTCCAATCCATCACGATCCCTTTGTTGACATCGTAAAGATCGATTGTTCCAGATAATCCTTGACGAATGGTCACGCGCTGTTCGACTTCGTAGCCTTCCAGCTTTCCAAAGATGTCGGCCAAGTGAGAGTGAATGGCGGTGCCAATTTGAGCAATCCAGTTGCCGCCTTGTGATTCGTTGACCTTTTCCCAATCAAGTAATTTGTAGGAAATACGACGCACGCATTCGTGGCCGATTTCAGATGGACCGATGACAACTTGCTTGGAGCGTGGCGCATAAATCCCCGCTTTAGTAATTATATCAGCCAACTCATCCGCAAGTTGCCCATCAGGTCCTTTTAACGAAACAAAGCTCATTCGTCATCCTCTGTTTCGTCATCATCTTCAAATGGCGTGAACGGTGTTGGTTCGATTGTGGGAAAGGGATGAATGATGCTCATCGCTCATCCTCTTTCACCAGTACAAATCGGCGGTGCTGATTTGTTGTCAACAAGAGATCGATCACTTCAGCAGGCAAGATTTCCCTAGCCTTCTTGGTGTCAAATCGTGTCGATTCAACGGTGGTGTAACGCACAACTTCTTTGCCTTGCCACAATCCAACTTCGGCATCGCCCAAAGCATTTTCTAAATGCGCCCGTGCGATGTCAGCGACTTCTTCCCATTCCTTGATCTTCTGAATTGCGTTTTTATATTGCGCAAGCCAGTTGGCCACATCTGGGTCGAAGGCGATGACACCCTTTTCAATTTCTATGGACACGCATTCCCCCTTTCTCTGTTAGTAAGTTCGCTGGCTCAACCAAGTTCGCCATGCCTTACAAGGACCGCCAGCTCCATAATGTCTGCCGATGTAGGCCAGAGCTGCGATGGTTTGTGAGACTTCCGCTTTTGATCGCTTCATCCCAAGGTTTCGATACGAAGAATCGAGCAGTTGCCCGATCCCCGACGCTGACGAATGCGGATTTTTTGCATCACGCCACGCCGATTCCTTGCCCATCAGTTTTGTAAAACATCCGAAATCTTGTTTGGTCAACAAAGACTTCGCCAACTTTTTCGGATCAACCTGTTTCAACGGTGGTCGCTCTTTGTAGAGAACAACAGATGAGACAGGAATTGCCAAATCAGGTTTCATTGCATCAAGTGCAAGTGTTGACACTGTGATCGTCACGATGACGGCCGCAATGTTTTTGGTGATTGGTTTGATTGGATTTCTCCCTTGTTTCTTGCCCGCCTGATGACTTGCTTGACATAATCAAGTGAGACACCAACTTCGCGAGCTACCGTTTCAGGCGCAATCCCACGCATGATCAACTTTCGGATTTTCTTGGCTCGATTAGAATCGGACCAATCCCGTTTTGTGTGACCATTTCCCCGTTGGCGAGGCAATAAACCGCCCCACACTCCGTGAAAGATTTCGTGCGCGTTTGCGTATTCCAAGCATTCCTTTCTGTGGATACAGCCGCCGCAAATTTCGCGAACAACTGGGAGACACTTTGCCTCAGCTCTTTTACCCTCTGGGAAAAAGATGTCGGGATCATCAATGTTCTTGCAACTTGCTTGCGGAAACTGCGGGATGTCTGGAAAGAAATCAAAATGCACCTGATTCTCTTTTCAGCCATTGCTCCACTGTTTCGATGACCCATGCCTTTTCGATTCCCTGATTCCTACGCTTAACGATCACATAAGAAATGGGGGTTTCGATGTTTCGTGCTTTTGCGTAGTTCTGCGCTTCTGCTTCTGCTTCACGCCAGAACTGCGGCAAATCTAGTTTCTTTCTATTTTTTAATTCCAAGATAAAAGTCTGACCAGCCACAATGCAGACAAGATCGCCTTCATCATTACTGCCTGCCTTGCTCAAACGCTCTGTGGCAATTCCTAAACCGCGCAAGAATTTCATCATGGCAATTTCAAAGGTTGCCCCTTTGCGTTTATTGGCTGAACTCATTTTTTCTTATATTCCTTCATTCGTTGGTTGTGAATTTTGTTCTGTGCCTTTTCAGATAATTGAATTTCTAAGGTGCAACTGTTTTCGTGTTTGTCAAAATAGAAGAAAGTGTGTCTTTCACCTACCCCCACATCCTTCTCAACTGTTAATTGATCAACTGTCTGATAATTTATTCCATGAAATTCACAAATCTGCCTCAAAGTAGGATCTTTAGTTCTTCTAGGATTATTGAAAACAAGAATTGTCACATCATCTCCTTATTCAACAACGGTCAATGTGTTGGGTTTTTTTTCTTTGGAAAACTTTGCGCAGAAAATCAAATCCTGTGCAAGATCAAGAGCTTCGGCTGGACTCATTTGAACGACGCGAAGCGCCGTCGGTTCCACATTCTCTCGCTCGCGATGGTAGGCATCGGCGCCGTGTTCGCGGATGTAATAGTGTTCACCTTTTGTTTTTAAGGCATCGACAACATCGCCGCCGATTTCTCTGCCAACTTCTTCAGCTAAATCCAAGATGGCGTGCATTTCGTCAAGGTACACATAAACCGCGCCGGAATCGCTGGCAAAGACGGAAAATAAGCTGTCGCGGTGTTTATTCATGGCCGATTGCCCTGCCCATCGCTTCGCGATCGGCGACAGCCTGATCGACCTCTTTCACTACACTGTCAAATTCATTGTTTGCCATCAGCCCGATTGAAACTCCAATCAGCGTGCAAACAATTATCCAAAACATTAGTTGAACTTCCATGATTTCCTTCCCTCTGGCGCCGTCGTGGGGAGCGCCTGGGGATAATGATGGCACACCCAGTTGACAATGCCTGGACCAGCCTTCGGCGTGGCGTGTCGGGTAGTGGGTGGACAGATGACCCCACAGGTGCTATTGTGTAGCTGTTGGAGACGGACTCCAACAGAAAGAAGGAAAGCAATGAACACCCACTTCTGCGAGTTCTGCGAATGGCAGGTGCCACAAGTTCGTCGCATTACTTATCACCATCCAAACGGTGAAGTTTATTCAGTCAACACTTGCCAAGAATGTCAAGTGAAGAATCAAGCATGGGAGTTGTCATGGGTAAAATGAAAGAAATCTACATGGACATTCAAACAGCAATGTTGCTTGCATCTTTGGATTTATCCAACGAAGTCACTTTGGACAATCCTGAAACGATGGAAGAAACAATGAAGAAAGTTATTGATGATCTCAACCAATGTGTTGACTTGATGAAATATATTCGCTCATGAGGTTGACAGCTAGGGGAGAGAAAGTCTTTATCGCATTGTTAGCGATAGGCATCACCGCGTTTCTGGTTGTTGTTTATCATCTCAGCACCCATCTTCACTTCACAGGCGAAGACTACTGCTACGGCTCATTTTCTGAATGTTTTGTGGGTGATGAGTAGTGATTGGAAAAAAGAAACGATCGGTGCGGGTATCTGATCAAGTTTGGTTCAAAGCAAAAGCTAAGGCAGCGTTGGAAGGGACAACGGTTTCCGAAGTGATTGTTGATTTCTTGAAAGGGTATATCAAATGAGCTGGTGGAATCTGGCATTCATTCCGATCGTGATGATCATCGCCTTTGGGAAAGGTCGATCGGTGATTGCTTGGTCGATCTTCACACTCTTTGCTGGATTTTGGGCAGTCATTATTGTTGGCGTGATAAGTGCCAAAGAGATTCGTTTCCCGCAATGGATGAGACAGTTGATTCTCCATCGATTCATTAAGAAGGAGATGAAGGAAATCAACTCACCTGCTGATCTATAACAACGACGAAAAACCCCCAACCATCGTGACGGAACGATGGTCGGGGGTTTTTCTTGCGCAGGTTATTTCGTGCGCTTCTTCGGAGAATTCTTTTCTAGCTTTTGACGGCTTTCTTCAATAATGGCAAGCTCGCCAGAAATGGCAGCGTAGGCGGTCAGATCAACAAAGGTGTCAATGGCTTCACTTCCAGATTGCTCCATCAATCGGGCAACTTTGAGCAAAACCATACAAATTGCCACTTGTTCAGAGCTAACTTCAAAACCTAGATAATCCGACCAGAATCGAGCAATGCGGGCATGGTTGCGATAAGGCGTTCCATAACTTTTTTGCCTATCATTTGTGGTCAAATTTGTTGCCTGTTTGAGAATGTCAATGCGATCCATTATTTTCCCCCATTCCCCGTTAAATTTCTACTCTACTTCTTCAACATCTTCGATGTCGGTGTGGAGTGCAAGATCAGTTTTGACATTTTCCACGCGTTGAGCGTATTCGCCCAAACCTAAAGCTGATAAGACAAAAGCAACGGCTGCTTCAACAGGCATGTCTGGAATGATGGCAGCCATAACAAGGGCGACAGTTGATGAGACGAATGCTGCTAAACGAGCAGGGTTTTTGTGTGCAAATGCTTTCCATTTTTTCATTTTTACTCCTTGAATCGAGGTTTTCCGAAACCGACAATGGCAACGGGTAAGCTGGGAAGAGCTGCTCTTCCATTCTTCTTTTTGTACGCTCTCACCTTACGGCACACTTCCCCACCGTTTCGTTGATCGCCTTTTCGAGAATGTGAAGTGTTGCCTTCAATAACTTGAACGCGGTTTTTTTTCAATACCTTGGAGACAATGCCGATGTGACTGATCCGATCGACTCCATCACCTGGAAAATCAAAGAAGGCTAGATCGCCCACCTGTGGCGTGGCGACTTTGGCATCTTGCCACCTGCCCGCTTTTTTGAAGGCGTTGGCTCCTGCCAGTGTCGAGACGCAGTTGGGAATGCGCAGGGCAACCTTGTCGGCGCACCACATAACAAATGAGCCACACCAAGGAAGAAAGTTGGCTTTTGTAAATTTGCCATATTTTGTTTCATTATCTTTTGGCCCCTCAATGTATCCAATTTGAGTTGCAGCTACACTGACAAAAAGCTCTCTCTGTGTTGGCACGCTCACTCCTTATTTCTTGGCAATGATGCGATAAATCTCATCGATGCGACTTTCAAGGCGATTGATAGAATCTTTCACACTAGAGCCGCCGTTGGGTTTTAATTCGTTCAAATAATGTTTGACAAGCCATCGAATCGAAAGAACAAAAGAGCCTGCAAGACTGAAAAGGGCAACGCCAAAGCCTGCCCATTCTGCCGGTGTCATGGTTTGAGCATCAACACCGAAATGGTGGTGGTGCTTCCTGCCGTAATTGCAAACAAAGATGATCCAATGGGAACCCAGATTTCTTGGTCGGTATCTTTTTGAAATTGCCATCCTGTCGATGCAGTCACTGATGCGTTTCCAATAAATGCAGGATGATCATTGCTGTTGTGTAAAGTAACTAGACGGTTTTCTCCATAAACTGGAACAATCTCAACAGCCGTTCCTGCAACTGCAAATTGTGCTGACGATGCCATTGGTGCCCTTCATCTCAACCCCTATTGATTCAAAATTGTCGATCTGTCCGTCAATATCTCGACGGATCGGGAAAATGTCAGAGACTAGACTCAACTGCTACCCATTCGCCTGCTTCTTCATCCCACGAATACATCCCGCCATCGCCAGGGTGTGCAACGGGCGCCTGCCAGAGACAAGAATCTTCATCCAGGAGCCAGCTCGCAAAGGGCTTGGGCG